GATTCAATGTTGAACCAAATCAAAATCAAAACGCAAGTGAATTTAAATCTGAATTAATATGGAAACTTTTTTATGACAATGAAGCGTTAGTTATAGAAGAAAATGGAATGTATTACATTGCAGATTCTTTTTCTAAAAACGAAAGAACGTTATATCAAACATTTTTCACAAATGTAAGTGTTGGAGGCTTAACTTTTAACAAAACTTACTACATGGAAGATGTTTTTTATTTTAAGTTAAATAATTCAAAGATAAAGAACTTATTAGATGGATTATACAACAGTTATGGAATACTTATAACTCAATGCATGAATGATTATAGAAAAGCGAGAAGTGTAAGAGGAAAAGTTAAATTAAACACAACATGGTCTCAAAAATTTGATGACCAAGCAAAACTACAAGAAGCTATAAGATCAAAGTTTCGTTCTTATTTTTCATCAGATAATGCGGTTATACCAATGGAAGAAGGATTTGATTTTACTGAAAGTGAAAAGAAATCCGTGACATCATCTGAAGATGTTAATAAAATAATCGAAGGAATTTTTGATATTGTTGCAATTGCCTTTAACATTCCAAAAGGAATTATCAAAGGAGAATTGTCTGAAATCAAAGAGGAAACAAAGAATTTATTAACATTATCAGTAAAACCTGTTGCAAAATTATTGGAAGATGAAATTAATCGTAAATTATATGGTGAAATAGCATATAGCAAAGGCTCAAAAATTAAGGTAGATATTAGCAGAATTGAACATATAAGTATATTTGATGTTGCTGGAAGCCTTGATGTATTAACAAGAATAGGATTTTCTCATAATTTCTTATTAAGAGCAATCGGAGAAGAACTTATTGATGAAGATTGGGCTAATGCACATTATATTACCAAAAATTATCAAAAACAGGAAGGAGGTAAGTAATGGACAAAAAGTTTTATAGTTTTGAAAAACAATCAGACAGCGTTGTAGATTTATATATTTATGGATATATAACATCTTATGAATGGGATGAATCAGATGTTTCAGCATGGGGATTCAAACAAGAATTAGAAAATTTAGGAGAAATATCAGAAATAAATATTCACATTAATTCATACGGAGGAGAAACTTTTCAAGGTTTAGCAATATACAACTTATTAAAACAGCATAAAGCACAAATTAATGTTTATATAGATGGAATTGCAGCCTCATCAGCCTCAATAATAGCAATGGCAGGAAATAAAATATATATGCCAAAGACTGCTTTAATGATGATACATAATTGTTGGCTTTGGACAGTTGGAAATTCAAAAGAATTAAGAAAGACTGCTGATGATATGGATAAAATTGCTGTAGCTTATAAAGAAGCATATTTATCTAAGGTTAATATAACAGAAGATAAACTTGATAAATTACTTGATGAAGAAACATATTTAACTGCAGATGAATGTATAGAAATGGGATTTGCAGATGAAATAATAGAATTAAAAACAAATAGTTCTATAAATCAACATGCAAATATGTGTTTATTAAAACTTGTAAACAAACTAAAACAACAAGAAAAAGAAAAAACAGTCGTTATTGATGTTAGTGAAGAAACAGTAAATAAAATAGCTAAAGAAATCAGTGATAATCTGTTAAATGGTTCAGCAAATGAAGAACCAAAGGGACTATTAAATAGTCTAGAAGAAAATAAAAAAGTTCAAAAACAAGATACCTTAATGGTGTCTTTTTTAAATAAATTTTTAAAATAAAAGGGAGGAAATTTAAATGGAAAATTTAGATTTAAAATTAACAAATGAGGAATTAAAAACAAAAATGAAAGAAGCTGTAGAAAGTGGAGACAATGCAAAACAAGTAGAAGCATTAACAGAATTAATGCAATATGTAGCACAAGAAACAACTATGGAAGTGACAAAAACAATGAGACAAACAAACAATGACAATATGATAATGACATCAAGAGGAGCTAAATTATTAACATCAGAAGAAGTGACATATTACAATAAATTAGCTGAAGCAATGAAAGCTAATCAATCAATAAGTGATATAGACGCAGTAATGCCAACTACTACAATTGATAGAATATTTGAAGATTTAGAGGCACAACATCCAATACTTTCAGTAATAAACTTTCAAAATGTTACTGGAATGGTTGAATTTATAGTTAGAACTGGTGATGTAACTCCAGCATGGTGGGGAAAATTAACTGATGAAATCAAAAAAGAATTAGAAAGTGGATTTGATAAAAAACCTGTTAACTTATACAAATTAAGTGCTTTCTTACCAATTTGTAAAGCTCATTTAGATTTAGGACCAGCTTGGTTAGATTCTTTCATAAGAAGATTTATTGTTGAAGCATTAAGCCTTGGACTTGAAGAAGGAATAGTAACAGGAACAGGTAAAGACCAACCAATAGGTATGAACAGAGATTTAGAAGGAGCAGTTGTAGAAGGTGTTTATCCTGAAAAAGAAGCTCTTCCTATAACTGATTTAAAACCTGCAACAATGGGTGCTTTAGCAGCTAAATTAACAAATGGAGGTAAAAGAGTTGTTACTAAAATGTTAATGGTAGTAAATCCAATAGATTATTTAACAAAAATATTCCCTGCAACTACAATATTAAATGCAAATGGAACATATGTAAATAATGTATTACCATTCCCAACAGATGTTATACAATGTCCTGCTGTTGCACAAGGAAAAGCAGTTGTTGGACTAGCTCCTAAATATTTTATGGGATTAGGTTCAACAAAGAAAATAGAAGAATCTGATGAATATCGTTTCTTAGAAGATGAAAGAGTTTACCTAGGAAAATTATATGGAAATGGTTTCCCTGTTGATAACAATTCATTCTTAAATGTTGATATTTCTGGAATCGAGGCTGTAGAATTAACTGCAGAAGTATAGAGGTGATTAGATGGATAAATTACTATATGAGGTAAAACCATATATTCACGTTACTTGGGATGATGAAGATAAAGAGATAAACGATTTAATTCTAGAGGCAAAACAGTACCTATCTGAAAAGGTAGGTACTGAGATTAATTACGATAAAGATTTAGTAGCTAAAGGTTTATTGAAAGATTATTGCAGATATGTAAGAAACTTTTCTAAAGAATATTTTGAAAAAAATTTCCTAAATGAAATTCAAAATTTACAATTTAAATATGCAATAGAAACTAATGAAGGTGATACTAATGAATGAAAAACAAAAACTAAAGCATGAAACTTATAATGATGGTTTTATAACTTACGGATTAATTCAACCTATTAGAAACCAAAATAAAGTAAAAATAGGCGAGGAATTGAAAAAGAAAGGGATATTACCTTATGAGTTAATGTCTGTAAGAGACAATGATAATTTAATTGCAGATTCTTTGGGATATACAATAGACAAAAAGATAAAAGTTCCATATAGAATTTTGCCAGAAAACATTAAAGTTAAAATCGGTAAAATTATATATGACATCGTAAAAAAAGATGCTTCTGACAAAGTAAATTTATATTTATATTTACAAATAGCTTCTAATAAGGAGGTTAAATAATGACAGATGAAAAAATAGCACAAGTCGCAGAAAGTTTTGGAATACCTGTTGGAGCACAAAGAATTTATGAAAATGAAGTTAGTGATTACAATTATTTTATTATCAAAAAAGGAAGATTAAATAAAAATAGTTGTAATTCTTATACTAGAACAATTGAAATAATATATGTCTATGAGGGGGAACAAAAAATAAGTGACAGCCGAATTATAAAGGCATTTGAAGATATAAGATTAAATTTTAAATATGCTGAACCTGATGATTTTAGAGTAGGTAGCACCAATAAATGGGCGGATATGAATACATATGTATTTGAAAGACCAGAGAAGGTGTAATTATGGCTTATAATGAATTGAGTTTAGATTATAAAGATTTAGTTAAACTTGAAGAAAAACTAAAATTATTGCCAAACACAGCAGAATATGAAGTAAACAATTATTTGTGGAGCGAGGCAGGCAATATGCTAGAAAAAGAAGTATATAAAAGAATGCCACATTCACATTACGAACATTACAGCAAAGGAAAACCTAAATCTCATGCAAAAGATTCTGAATCTTTAGAGATAATAAGGTATAACTTAGGTGTAAAAGTTCAAACAAAAATCAAACCAAAGTCGAAAGATTTTGGTTATTTAATATTCCCAGATGAAGGTCGAGGAATAAGGCAAAAGAAAAAAGGAAGTCAAGAATTTTTTGGCAAGTCACTTGAAAGCCAAGGAAACAAAGTAATAGATGGGTTAACAAATCATCTAAATAAAAAAATAGAGGAGGATTTATAATGGATTTTGAAGATTACAAAATTATTGAAGGAACAATTACTATTGATGATGAATTAGCAACAAGTTTTGGATGTATAGGAACACTAGAGGGAACATCAGACATTTCAGCAGTAGAAAAGAAATGTGAAGGTGCAGTTATAAAAACTGTAAAAAAAGTAAATAAAGTTGATGTAACTCTAACAGGTCATCCATATGTTGCTGTATTAAGAAGTGTAGCAGGAATGACAAACGAAGGATTAAAAGAAGGCGTATATGGATATGGAGCTAATATAAAATCTAAAAAGATTGTATTTACTGCTAAAGTAGAAGATATGGAAGGAAATATCAAATTTATAGCATTCCCTAACATGGACGATGTAAAAGGATTAAACATTAAAATTGACAACGATGTAACAGAAATAGAAATGAAAGATTTTGAGTTCTCAGCATTAAAAGATGAAAATAATATGTTCTATTATGAAGCATTAGAAAAAGATTTAACAGATGAAGAATTAAAAACAAAATGGTTAACAAGCTTTACACCAGATTTAGTTAAAACAGCTTAATGTCGAAAAATGTAATAATTTGCGATAACTTTTCCTTGCAACATTATGTCGTAAAAGATAAAATGTTGTAAGGAAGGTGATTTTATGATAGATAAAATAAAACAACATAAGTGGCTAATTTTAAGTTCATCTTTAGCATTAGTCTTTTTTATCACAATAATAATATTACTTACTATTTCTGTTTCACGAAATGAATATATTAAAATTTTTGATGAGTTAAACAGTAAAAAGAAAGAATACAGCCAAATTAAAACAGCTTATGGTGAATTAAATAATAAAGTTAAAGAACAAGAAAATAAAATTAACGAATTGAATCAAAAAGAAAAACAAGAGCAGATTAATAAAAACATTAATGATTTAGAAATAAAAGTAACAGAATTGACGAACACAAAAAATGCTTTGCAACAAGAGATAGATTCTTTAAATGAAGAAGTTATAAAAACAAAAGGAGAACCGAAAACTTATCCAGCAGGGCATCTTATTGCGGGTACAGATGTTCCAACAGGGAAATATAAAATATTTGGTGGACATAGTAATTTTGTAGTACGCTCTGCAACAGGTAGATTAGAAGTAAATATTATTTTAGGAACTAGTTATGGAGTCGACGAATATATTTATACTTTTAAAAAAGGTGATAATATTGAGGCAGATTCCTCATTTAAATTAATAGAAATAGAACAAATAAAAATAGATTAAAAGACAGTCAATTTTGACTGTCTTTTAAAGTGTTTTTATTAAGGAGGAAGATAATGAAAATAAAAGATAAAGAAATAAAATTAAAAATAACACCACTAGCAATAGAAAAAATAGAAACTATTAGTGATATTGATATTCTTAAACTTTTAAGAGAAGCGGGAGAAAGAGAACCAAAAGCCAGTGATTATTACAAGTTAATATATGCTGGATATATAGGTTCTACAGGAGAAAGTATAGAATATAATGAATTTTTAAAATTAATAGAAGATGTTGATTTACCAGAAATTTCTCAAGTTGGTGTAAATCTCTTATTAAAAAGAAAAAACTAAAATTCCAAGAGAGTTTTAAGAAAGCTACTAGTAAAAAGAAAGACAAGAATAAAAAACAATATAAAGTTCCAGACGTACATATCGAAACATTAGCAGATATGTACGTTTTTTATGTTCATATAGATGGAATTAATGAAAATACATTTTGGAATAGTGATATAGCTTTCTTGGAAAATATTCATTCAAATATAGTAGCTTATGAAAATTATAAAAATAATCCGAAGGAGGTTAAGTAATGGCAAAAAATAAACAACAAATTAAATTCGATGCAGATGTTAGTCAATTTAAAACAAAGATAAAAGAATCTGAAAAAAGCATTACTAGTTTAAATAACGAGCTAAAACTTAACCAGGCACAATTAAAAGGAAATTCAAGTGATTCCAATTTATTGTCACAAAGAATAGAAATTTTAAAACAGAAATACGAAGAACAAACAAAAGTTGTAGAAAATACAAGAAAGTCTTATGAAAAAGCAGTAGAGACATTTGGAGAAAATTCAAAACAAGCAGAAAATTTAAAGAATAAATTATTACAAACAGAGACTGCTCAACAAAATATAAAAAATGAAATCAACAAAACTAATCAACATTTAACTGTTCAAACAGATAAATTATTAATTACAGGTAAAGCATGGCAAGAATCTGGGAAGACATTAAAAGATTATGGGAGCAAAATAGAAAGTGTAGGAAATAAATTATCAATTGTAAGTGGTATAGTTGGAGGAATCGCAGTAGCTTCACTTAAAGCGTCAATAGATTTTGAAACAGCTTTTGCAGGAGTTATAAAAACAGTTAATGGAACAGAACAACAACTAGCAGAATTAAGACAAGGTATATTAGATATGTCAACAGAATTGCCATCAAGTGCATCTCAAATATCAGCAGTAGCAGAAAGTGCTGGGCAATTAGGAATACAGACTGAAAACATATTAGACTTTACTAGGGTTATGATAGATTTAGGAAATTCAACTAATGTTGCTGCAGAAGAAGGGGCAACGGCTTTAGCAAAATTTGCAAACATAACGAAAATGTCAGCAGACAAGTACAGTAATTTAGGGTCTACAATTGTTGCATTAGGAAACAATTATGCTACAACAGAAGCAGATATAATTTCAATGGGACAAAATTTAGCTTCAGCAGGAACACAGGTAGGAATGTCACAATCAGATATCATGGCCTTAGCAACAGCTTTAAGTTCAGTAGGGCTAGAAGCACAAGCAGGAGGCACAGCTTTTAGTAAAGCTTTGGTAGAAATGCAATTAGCAGTGGAAACTAACAGTAAGGACTTGAAAGATTGGGCAGATGTAGCTGGAATAAGCACAAAAGAATTTTCTAGATTATTTAAAGATGATGCAACGAGTGCACTACAAGCATTTATAAAAGGACTTTCAGAATGTGGAGGAGAAACTGAATCAGCTATTAAAATATTAGATGATATGGGGATAACTGAAACAAGAATGAGAGATGCATTATTGAGGTCTGCAAATGCAAGTGATACGTTTACCAGTGCAATTGAATTAGGGTCAAAAGCATGGAATGACAACATTGCTTTAACAGAAGAAGCGGAAAAACGATATGAGACCACGGAAAGCCAAATAGAAATGCTGAAAAATGAAGCGATAAAAACAGCAATAGAATTTGGAGATGAACTTGCACCATCATTAAGACAAATAGTTAAAGATTCAAAACCAATGTTAAATAGTATATCAAGTGCAGTAAAAGCTTTTGCAGATTTAGATGATAAAACAAAGAAAAATATTATCACAATTGGAGCTTATGTAGTTGCGTTAGGACCTGCTATTAAAATTAGTGGAAATGTTATAAAAACTATTGGTAGTGTAAGAACAGGAATAGGAACTTTGACAGAAGCAATAGGATTGGCTAAAAATGGGATAGGTGATGCGACTGGAGCAGCAGCTACGTTAGCTAAAACTTTAAAAACTATAACATCTCCAACGGGGTTGGCAATTGCTGCAATTGTTGGAGTAACAACGGCTGTTACTACTTTGGCGTTAAAAGAAAATGAAGCTCAAAAGGTATCAAGGGAATTTGCTGAAGAAATAAAATCGTCAAAGAATGCATTAGATGAATATAATTCTTCAATAGATGAAACAAAAAATAAAGAACTTTCATATATTAATGCTGTAGAAAGATTAAAAAATGAGTTATCTACACTTGTTGATGAAAATGGAAAAGTAAAAAAAGGTTATGAAAGCAGAGTAGATTTTATTTTAAATGAAATGAACGAAGCTTTAGGTACAGAATATGAGTTAAATGAAAATCTTATAGATGGATACAAAGAATTACAACAAGAGATTGATAAACTTATTGAAAAAAAACGAGCAGAAATAATATTGGCAGCTGATGAAGAAAAATGGAAAAATGCAATTGAAAACGAGGAATCAGCAATAGATAAGTTAACTTCAGCATATAGTAATTTACAAGATTTACAAGAGAAAGAAGGAATGACATTAGATGAATTAAAAGCTAAGGCTCAAGAATATTATGATAAATCTGAAAGTTTAATTCACGGTAAAGGATTCGCAGGAAAAATGTGGAAGAAAAATGCAGATGAGATTCAAAATGTTATTGATGCTTACGAAGATGCGTTAAGTGAAGTACAAACTTATACAGGCGATTCAGAAAATTATGAAAAAAATTATGGATTATTTGTAGAAGGAAATTACAGTGAAATTTCAAACACAGTAAAAACATCTACTAAGGATTGGACAAGTAGTTCTTTAGATACAATAAAAAAATCAATAGATGAAACTGCAATTAGCTTACAATCATATAAACAACTGTATGAAGTTACAGGTAATGAAGTTTTATTAACAAGGCAACAACAAGCACAACAAGAACTTACAGCTTTAGCAGAAGGATTAATTGCTCAAACATCTATTGTAAATTTAAATTCACCAAATGTAGTTGAGGCTTGGAAACAATTAGCAAATAATTCGTATTCTGTTTATTATGATTCTATTTCTAAATTAGACCCTACTTTAAGAGAAGAAATAGAAAAAGCAACAGGCGTTATTGCTGAAAAAACACCTGAATTAGAAGAAGAAACAGGAAAAATGGCTACATCTGTTTTGAATGAATTTAAGAATAACTCAGAATATAGGAAATCGGCATTGGATAATTTAGAAGGACTTCTTCAAGGTTTAGAAGATGAAGAATTAAGACAATTATTAAAAGATGCAGGAATTGAAAATGCTGATGAAGTAATAAAAGGAATAAAAGAAGGAAATTTAGCTGAAGATGAAGGAGAAAAAATATTAAGTAGTTTACAAGCAGGGCTAGAAAACAAGACATGGAGAGATAGCTTGTGGAGTACAGCTAGAGGAATCGCTTCAACATTATCAGGGTTGCTTACAGTTAAAGCTAATGTTAATGGAAATACATCTAATTTACCAGGGCATAAAACAGGGCTAGACTATGTGCCATATGATAATTATGTAGCAAGATTACATAAGGGCGAAAGAGTTCTTACAGCAGAAGAGAATAAGGAGTATATGGCAGACAATATAGAAAACAAAGTATTTAGTAGAAATATAGTAGTTCAATTCTTCCCTCAAAGCATGACTGAAGTAGAATTACAAAGAGCAGAAACTTATATTGCAAAGAAATGGGGTATGGCATTGTGAGTTATAAATATGAAGATATAAGAAATTTTTATTTTGAGAATGAATTAGGAGAAAGAATAGATTGCCAGAAAATAGATGGAAATCTATTCTTTTATAATGTTGCTGGGTTAGGTTATGAAGAAGAAATTGAATATGTTCAAATAGGAAACAACTTTATTCCTAATAAGAAAAGAATAAAACAAAATCAAATAAGTGGAGATTTAGAATTTTACAATATGACATATGATGAATATTGTAAATTTGTAGATTTTATTTTAAGAGCTACGTCGTTAAAACTAATATATGTGCCTAAAAAAACAATAAGAACAGAGTATTACAGGGATATAGATTTATTTAAAATAGATAAATCTGAAGAAGATGAATACAATGTTTTACCTTGTCCAGTTATGATGAATTGCAAATCCCTATGGTATGAAGCAAAAGAAGTAGTTTATACTATAGATTCTGTAACAAATGAAATAAGATGGGATTTTCAATGGGATTCAATATTTACATCATATGATAATAGAAATATTATATTTAATAACAAGGGGCATGATGAAGCCCCTTTTAAATTGGAATTGAATGGTGAAGTTGTAAGTCCGATTATAACAATCTTAGAAGATGATATAGAAGTTAAGAAATTAGATTTAACAGGTTTAACAATAGAAACAGGAGAAACATTTATTTACAATACAAAAGACACAGCGCAAGAAATTGCAAAAGTTTCTGATAATAAAATAACAAATTTGTTTAGTTTTCTAAATCCAAATTTCATTAATTTCTATAAATTACGAA